TTTCACTTGATTGCGTTTACCTCCAAACATCCCGACGATGTTCTCAATCAGATGAAGGACGTGTTGCCTTGTAAATATTGCAGGGCTTCGACGACCGAGTTCGTCCACAAGCACCCCCTCCGTGGCGACCCTGGGCGGTGGTTGTATGACATTCACAATATGGTGAACAACAAACTACGGACACAGTGCAAGGATGATCCGGCTGTCCTAGATCCTGGTCCTGATCCAGAGTTTGACGCTGTTAAAAAGCATTACACAACCTTGAAGCCCACGGCAGTTCCAGGCGGTGACTTTCTTGGGTCTATTGCTGCGAACTATCCCGAGTCACCCGAGCCCGAACAGATGGCTACACAGAGGACCTTTTTGCACGCACTACATGATGCATATCCGTATCCTGAGCTCCGAAAGGTCTATGCCGATTATATCACAGCTCATGAACCCGAGTTGGCATCTCGCAGGGCATATATGAAGTGGATGCATGGGCTGTTGAGTGTCTTATCAAAAAAGGTTGGATCCCCCATGCCATCCTTCAAGGGATTTGCTCACCATCTTGCGTATTTCAGGAGCGGTTGCTCCAAAAAGACGTACCATGGAAAAACCTGTAGGAAGACAGCGGGTGGTCGCACAAAGGACCGCGACCACCGAAAGACTTTCCGGGTTTCTCATTCTAGGTTACTTGTTTGATTTGGGTTTATTCTTGGAGTTTGCTAGAGCCTGTTCCTGCAACCGTGCGTGTTTTGCAGAGTATACATCTGCCTTCTTCTCCTTGTCGGTCTTCTTTGACTCACGACGTGTCTTAGGCGGATCCATCTTAGAGTGGTTTGCTTTCACTCAGAGATTTCCATTTTAGTACATGTTGCCACCGCGACGGCTCTTGCGTCCACGGCGTGTGCTGCGACGTCCACCGACAGGGGCAGCGTTGTGAGTGGAGGAAGGAAGGTCGGCCTTCGGCTCAACGCCACCCTCGCCGCCACCGTAGTAGTTGCCACCCTTCTTATAGGTCTTCTTCGCCATCTTGAGAATGTCACCAAACTTCTTCCCCTTGTGAGACTTCATCGTCTTCTTAACATGAGCGAGCCACTTGTTTGCCATTTTGTTTAATGCTCAAGAAGTTATTGGAGACCCGCCGGCTTTTCAACAAGACCCGGCGTGGATCCAAATAAAATCCACTGGCATCCATACGCGGTAGCAACTTGCGGATTAATACCCTCCTTTCCAAATACTGGATCGGGTGCCACTAACGTGATTGAATTACGATTGAACGCTACAAGTTCAGAGTAGTCGCGAGGATGCACAGCCTGTCCAAAGGTGAGGCGACGAAGGTGAGAATCTGTCCACGACATATTCACCATTTCAGAAAGCTCTGATCCTTGCACACCACCCGAAACGATGATTAGCTTATTTGCAAGTGCTTCCACTTGAATACTCTGCGGATCACTATACTCTTGCGGAAGAAGGTTGCGATGAACAGTTGTGCGGAGACAGTCGGCTGCCTTGTTCAATGTGACCATGTTCGAGGTGTGAGGAACGATTGAGAGAACGAATGGATCCTTACTAGGAAATGCCTGAATCAACGCTACACAGACTGAATCAAACGTCCAGTTATCGTATGCATAATCATAACCCCCGTTTAGTGGAACCTTAGACACGATTGGATTCCCATTCTCATCTGCATAGAGATGGACTTCTAGGAGCCTACGACCTGATGCTACGACTACTGATGCATCCTCATAGGTTCCTCCGTGAATGACGTAATCACAGAGGCGCTTGGGTTCGGGGGGCGGGGCTGTTTCTTCCTGCTCAGCCTTTGTCTCCCGCCAGACTGTATATCCGAGAACGCCTACAAGGGCTGCTGCAAGAACTGTCTCCATTACTTCTTCTCGGAAGGTATTTTTGGCATCTTGAACAAAAGCCCACGAAAGGCATTCACGACCTCATCGGGGATCCGCTCTTCCATAGGGATTTCCATAAGACAGCAATGGTGAAAATACAAGCAATACATTCCGCACTCTGAATCCTTGAACTGATGACGAGTTGCATTAAATGTCATCTTCATACCTTGACTGTGCTTGCCAGTAGCGTCCCATTGTTCCTTCCACCGTCGCATAAGAACTTTGATCTCAGGTTCGGGCTGGTGTGCATAGGAGTCAAAGTAGGTGATTCGAGGATATTCAAGCTCCTCGCGGATATCACAAAATAGAGCAATCCAATGTGAGCCGGGACCGTCATGTGGATCTGTATTAAATACAATTCCAATTTGGTCATTGCCCTTCTTTGCAAGCTCTGGAAGCTTCATGCTGCAAAGTGCACTCACAATACACTCTTGGGTTTCGGACTTCAAATCAAAGTCAATCGGAATACAACCAACGAAGAAATACTTTGGAAAAAGCTCCATGTAGTTCTTTTCCACGTGATCAATATCATCCGATGACAACCATTCATACCGATTGATTGCCCATTGTTTCGGAGCACGAGGACGTTGCATCAGAGAGGTCACAATGCATTCTGCAGATCCGGTTGTGCACTTGTCATGAAGACGATGTTGAAGATTTGTCCACATTTCTTCCGGTGTCCCCTTTTCAACGGGATCTTCCTTTGGGTGCTCCTTGTTATAGACTGTGCGGAGACGCTCAATCTCCTCTGTGTCAAGCCAGGACATTCCTTGGTATAAAACGGATACTTTTAAACCAGGAAAGAGCAAATCACAATGGATGCCCTTAAACCTGTTCTCTCAGCCTATGCAGATGTTACTCGCCGACTCAATGATGTTAATGCGAATGCTTCCGAGCTTCGCGATCAGCGTCGTACAATCGAACTGGATCTTGCAGCCCTCTATGCAACATCCCGTGAAGCACTCCCCGATAAGATTAATCTATCAAGCTCCGGAATGGTCTTTGCGGTCAAACGTCCAAACCAGTGGAAGAAGGGTTGGACGCTCTCCAAGAAAGAATTGAAGATGTATTTGGATGAGTTGATGCCTCAGCGAGCTGAGGAGGTTATGAATGAGATTGTTAAGCGCCAAGAGGCGAAGATGGTGGAGACGGATTACGGATTTGAGCTGAAAGTTGTGAGGAAGGACTGAGGCTGACCTCAATCTCCTGAAGTGTTCGCTGAATATCTGCTAGATGACGTTTTGCTTGGTCCAGGTTTTCACGTGGGAGAAACCCACTCTGGATACGCGTAAGATTACACACGAGCGAACCATTTGTGCTCAACAGACGTGCAGCCAGAGTGAAAAAAGGCTTCACCATCAACGTGATATGACTATCACTAACACATTATTTTTAAGTGCTTCGTCCCACAAGGGGACTTCAGTACCCGTCGTCCACCCGCTCGACGAAGTAGTTTAGGAGTTTGTCGGACATATCGCGAACACTGAAGTCCCAGACGCCACTCCAGTTCGGACGAATAATCTTGCGAACATCCTTGATGCCATCGAGGATGGCGTGGCGGTCGACATACTTGCGATTCACGTGAGTTCCGTGATATAAATGGTAGACAGCACCCGATGTACATGTAATCTTTGGCTTGGGCTGTTTGTCAAACTCTTCGTATGCCGGAACCAGCGCGGGTTTTAGGTATGTAGTTGGAAACTTGATAGATAACCATGCGGCCGCCGACAGTGTATCTCCACTCCCTGTAATCCCATATTCAAAGAACCCAACCTTCCGAAACCACTTGCGAGTGAATGCCCATGCAAATCCCGGATGAAGCTTGTGATCAAACGTCTTTTTCTTATCCATATAGATAACAGATTCACGAACCTGAGTGACATTAGTGTAGGTGAGATCCATCCATACTGCAGTGGTGAAGGGTTGAACAACATCATGGTCATACAATGCATCTGAGACTTCAGTATACCAGTCGGGATTACCAAAGATGATGTCTGCATCCATAAACATGACCTTGGAGTAATACCACGGAATCATGGCTTCAAGAAGAGTACAGAGCCGTTCCTTGTGGAACATGTGGGACTTTCCCCAGACGTGAAATGCATCTTTGATCTCCGGTTCGCTCTTATGGAACACCAACTCAAGAGTATAGTAGGGGATCTTTGCAAGTTTCAATTTTTCAATGGTGTAGAAGTAGTTCATCAACATACGCTTTGACCTTGCAGGGTTGAAGAAGACAAATCCAATTGCCATGTCTCGCTTCCAAGGACCGCGATACCGCACAGTGGATACATCAATGAACCCACCTGGGTGAACTTTAGGTGGTGCGTCCGGCAGAGCCGTGTACATCATCGACTGAGCCGTTCCCATTGTGTAAGAAAACGGATAAAAGATTGGAAAGAACACTCAAATCAAAATGAGCGACGTCTACTCACCTTACAATCCGCGGAATCGGTTCTTCACCGAAAAAGACATTCATCGTATCCTCCACCGCCATGGATTGCCCCATTACCGTATTTCAAATCAAAAGATCTTCCAGACTGCAATGGTTCATACAACCTACGTCAAGCGATCCGAGTATACCACTCCTGATGGACGACCGGCGTCTCTTGCTCCGTGTCCATCTGGCGTAATGCCCCTACAAGATGAGTCGTATGAATGTCTAGAGTTTGAGGGTGATTCCGTGTTGGGTGTCTGCGTAGCTACGTATCTGCGTCGTAAGTATCCAGAGAAGAAGCAAGGGTTCCTTACTGATGCTCGTAAGGAGCTAGTGAATAACGAACGGATTGGAGCGTTATGTCAAAAGGTTGGATTGGATACGTACTATGTAATCTCTCGTCATAACGAAGAGTCCGTTGCAATCAATGGGCGTCGTAACATTCAGAAGCTAGGTGATATCTTTGAGGCATTCATTGGTGCATTATGGACCGATTGCGGAAATCGATTCAACATTGTCTATCCATTTGTCACGACCGTCCTGGAAGCCTATCTAGACATTCAGGATGTTGTGACTACGATTACAAATTACAAGGACATCTACCAAAAGTATTGTCAGCGTGAGTACGGGTGCACTCCGACCTATACAATGCTAGACCCTTACGATGATGGCCGGATTCGAGTGTGTATTGTCCTCAAGGGCAACAACATAGAGTTTGGTGAAGGAAGTACCCGGAAGAAGGCTGAACAGTTAGCCGCTAAGAAGGCACTGGAGAAGTTCAATGCTTTGCCTTCTGCGTAATCACACGTCCCTTCCGTCCACATGTGAACCGCTTGAGGGTTCGCCCCTTCTTCTGCAAAACAGAACTAACACAAATCGCAATTGGACCTTTTTCATTCTTGATCGTCTTGCGAACCTTCTTGATGCACTTGCAGAAGCGCTGAGTCTGATTCAGTTTGCGAGCACCAGCACGTTGAATAGCTGGTGGAGGAGGAACAGAATTCGAAGACAGGGAAAGAATGTCTGAATATGGAGCATCTTGCACAACAACCTTGTCATATGTAAGAAAAGTGATTGGAATAAAAAGTGTAGGCATCCTTCCGCTAGGCGCATTTGGTGCGGGCTTAAGCATCATGATTCCAGGAGGATTCATATCCATAAATGCGGCTCGCAACGGATAACCGGCTGCAAGAAGTGTCGCTCGAACTGGCATATCAATTTCAAAGATCGCCCATATACCTCCTGTAGTTGTCAGGACTCGAGCAACGATCTTAGTTTCATTAGGTTTATCGCGAAGTCCTAAGCTTACTCGTTTGTATTTGTTGGATCCGATCCAGTCTTCCCAATGCGCTGCATCAGAATCTGCGGATATTTCGGAGACGGGAATTGGCGGAGATACGACAGGGCGGAGGGGGGCAACTGCAGGAGGGGCTGATGGAGCTACAGGAGGCACATATGCAAACATGCGATCAATTGACTCGTGGATCCTAAGCATCATTTGGTTGGTTGGAACAGCACTGTCCTTCCACAGTGCCTCCATCTCCTTTCCAAACGCCGCCCGCGCGGCGGGTAGCAGAAGTTTGGCATTGTCTGCCCCTGCAGCCAACGATGCTACGTCGTAGAACTTCATGAACCGATGGCTTGTCGAGTCGTCTTTTAGACTGATTGGACACGTTTCCATAATATCACACGGTCCCTTGAATTGTGGATATCTCTCGGATCTACGCCTCCGGATCGCCGCACTGCGGAGCTCCCATCGCTCAATAAAGTCCTTGAACCCCTTGATACCAATCGCAGCACGCCCCCAATCGTGCATAACGATATGATCGCCCATCCATGCAATGTTTCCAAAGTGAGCGTCTGTGTGAATCACGTTTTCATTGTTGAGGTATGCAACCGCGTGAAACAGCTTTTGGAGCTCAGCGCGTGTTTCTGGAATCGGATGTTTATTCCGAGATATGTCCTCGTCCTGGACCGGTGTAATAAAGTTAACCTTGTCAGATTTTGTTCCGGGAGTAGAGATCTCATTATCACTTGCATTGCAACTCCGAGGCACATCGCCTGCAAATCGCGGGATACTAAGAATGTCCGATTCGCTGAATATAGGTGTGCATGTCGCAACTGCTACGTTAAAATATTTTTTGATCTCTTTATCTGGATACTTTTTCTGAATCCGATCAATTGCCTCTTTTACTTCTTGTTGGTTCACTGTCTCTTCTCCATCATCTGTAACCTTATTTGTCACTCGGGACACGTAGTCGCCTTCAGGTGGCACCCCGGGTGTCATGGTGCCTGGCAAACATTTGACAAAGGGCTTGTAGACACACGTATCGGCACCCTGCGCAAGGAATGCACCTCCTCGCCTCATTGTGTCAAACGCAGAAGAATATATCCTCGCAAAGAATAAACATAAATGGGTGGAGGTCTTCTTCAACTTGTCGCTTATGGTGCTCAGGATGCGTACATCACGGGAAATCCCCACATCACCTTCTGGAAGGTGCTCTACAAGCGTCATACGAACTTTGCCATGGAGGCATTTCGCGTGAATTTTACTGGCTCGCCCCAGTATGGACAGCGTGTCGTTGCCGTGATCAACCGCAACGCCGACTTGATGTACAAGACGTACCTTGAGGTCCAGCTCCCCGACACTCAGGGTGTAAACGTTAAGTGGACGTCTGCATATGAACGTCGTCTTGGCTACCAGCTTCTCAAGAAGATTGAGGTTGAGATCGGTGGACAGATCATCGACACCCACTACGGCGAGTGGCTTTTCCTTTGGGAGAATCTGACGTCTGGTTTCGATAACTCCACTAAGCTCGACACGATGCTCGGTGGATACCTCGGTGGCACAGAGACAACTGCGGTGTCATGCGGTGGTCGCC